ACTTTCAAACCCGATGGACACACCACTTCATAGAGTGGAACAGTGAGTTTTGGTAACAAAGACATATTAACTCCTTCTTATGATAATTCACCTTTTGTTAGAATGGTAATTTGCTTCTTAACGAAGCTATGATGCCGTCGCTACTTCCTTTTGGTGGTTTGGGGGCTGCGTTGAATTCATGTCTGACTGATTTGTTTGATGACCCCGGGCCAGTTATCAGTTGATACCATTCAAAGGCCATGGTGACGGTTGTGCGATGGAGTCCATCTTCTGACCATGATACGGGCATTTGATTGATCGCTGTGGGAAACGCATTGAACATTTCCCACTTCGCAATGGTCTCTAGGTTGGATGGGGGAGTCGTGGTTTCTTTGACTGAATGGGGACGTGATCCATCGACCACATCAAACTGCCTGAGAATGATGTCGGAACGATAAGTCTCTGGAAAGGCGAGCGCGTTGGTTGTGGGGTTAAAGATAAGGCTCATCCATATTTCAAAGAAACTGCGAATCAAGAATGCGTCTGTTTCAAGGAAGTTGAATGTGGTCTCTTGATAGAGTGATTGGTAGGGTGTTTTGTATGTCGGACCATAGACCCGCGAGTCATTGGAAATGATCTGACGCCCAGGTAATTCTGCAGACTCACAGCGCAGCCCCATCAATCTGTCCATATCGGAAAAAAGAATAGTACCATCCGATCCCCTTATGATCAAAGGGATTGATAAGCTGAAATGAGAAGTCTTGGCAACTCCATATTGGCCAAGAGATGCGAGAAAATCGGTGTATTGTCCAGCCACTTAGTACCCCCTGTTGATCAATTCTTTCGTGATAAATTCCAGTTCCTTGAATCGTAGCACCATGCGAGTGTTGACGGGATGGCTGTCCTCTCCCTGGTAGAACGCGCTCCCTGAGGGTGCGTAGTCCAGCGACACATCCGTAAGCACGCAGGTTGAAATCTTTCCCAAACTTCTCGCTGAAAATTCAATATCAAATTCCGAGGGGGGAATGAAATATCGTCCGATTCCTTTGTCAAGCAATTCGGGCGCGGAGTGGAACTTGAATAGGTAAATGATTTGTCCGACTGCTTCCGCTTCTTGCTTGCTGCGGGGTGCGAAGAGAAATTCAAAATTGAATTCGCGGAGAACGGGCGACTGGTAGATGACGTCTACCTGTGGATTGACCGCGACCCCCAGGGCTGAGGCTGCTAGTGACGCACCTAATCCTGGAACTGCCTCACCAAGTAGTTCGGCCAATGGGGCGCCCGCTGCCCGACCTTCCTTGGAATCAAGGCTCGCCAAGATTCCTGTGATGCCGCTCTTTTTGAAACCCTCGACGGCTGAATCGGCCAACTTAGGGAGAGACGCACCCGCCTGAACAAGGCTCATCCCCATGATACCTGATAGACTTGCTTCACCGAACTGGTTACTAAAATTCCACGCGAGCGTGTCGGGCATAAACAACCGAATCGCTTGAATGGTGCGGTGTGTTTTGCGTCCAAATCCAATGTTGTTGGTTCCTGGAATACTTTTCGCCATGGTCCTGCTGGCCCGGGCGTTGATATCAACGGTCGATAGGGGTGGCGGTCCATTTGACTTTTTGGGCTTATACTTGGACAAGTCTTGAGTAGCAATGTAGAATGTTATGTAATGAGGGTGTCTGGTGATATCGTTGGCCAGGTCTAGGGGGTATTGGGCATACTCATACTCGTAGCCTTTTTGGCGCTTTTCACGTCCGGCCCGTTGTTCGGGTTTCTCTGCCGAGGTCATTTGAGTGATGGTGCCCGCAGCAGCACCTGTAACATCAGAGGCGCCTTGGGCAGCGCCTTTGGCGAGATTGCCTAATAAACTAATCATAGGATTGTCCGGCATAAATACCTCCAATGAACTGCATCAGTGTATTTATGTCACATTGAGGGAACCAGTGAGCAAATACCACCAGGGTCGCTATCGACCTCAGAATCCCAAAAAATACGCGGGGAACCCCAACGACATTATCTATCGGTCGGGGTGGGAACTTCAACTTATGAAGCAATTCGATACCTCGGAGTCTGTGGTCCTATGGAACTCTGAGGGTATCGTCGTCCCCTATCGGTCGCCGCTGGATGGTGAGGTGCATCGGTATTTCCCTGATTTTTTGATAAAGGTCAAGGACAGGGGTGGGGTAGTCAAGACCTGGATGATTGAGGTGAAACCGCACGGCCAGACTCAGCTTAGAGGCACCAAACGAAATACCAGAAAGTTCCTCTCCGAGGTCGCCACCTTTGCTGTCAACCAAGCCAAGTGGGCGGCCGCCGATGAATTCTGTAAGGACCAGGGATGGACATTTCAGGTCATCACCGAAAAACACCATTCTTTCCTGTGATATAAATATCTCTATGGCTACAATCATCCACCAGATCAAAGAACAAACGGTCACCAAGCACATCGATACCTCGATGGCCTTTGGACGGTCCTGGCTCCTCCAAAAGGTGGCCAAGCTGACCCCATCAGCCAAGAACCGTATAGAGATTCTTCGAGACCGGGAAGCACAGCGCACCCGGACCATGATAGGGAGATTCTACTTCTTTTTCTATTCGCCCAAGGGGCACGAAACGCTTCCCTATTGGGACCGATTCCCGTTGGTCATCCCCATCATGCGATACCATGACGGATTCCTTGGACTTAACCTTCACTACATTCCACCCAAGGACCGACTGATTCTCTTGACACAACTCAAGAGGTTTGCGACGGGTCCGTTGACAGATGAGCGCACCAGACTACGACTGTCGTATCCGCTGTTGAAAGCCGCACACGCCGCGTACCGCGCGACCCCCTGTGTCAAGCGATACCTTGGTGGATTCGTGCGCTCAAGGTTCATTGAAATTCCCACCACGGAGTGGGATATTGCGGCCTCACTTCCGTTGCAGAGTTTCACAGGACAGACCAGTATTCACAAAGAAGAAGTGTGGGCTGAATCGAAGGAGCGATACTAATGCCATCCGAATACTTTTCAAACTTTCCCTATGTTGGCTATTCACTCAACGAGAACCCTCAACCCGGTGAGTTGACGTGGGTCACGGATATCTTCCGTCGTACCGCGCCGATCAAAGACTTACTCAAGAACAGACAGATGTTCTACCAGTACCAAATCGCTGACGGCGAGACCCCAGAGATGATTGCGGCCCGAGAATATGGATCACCAACGTACCATTGGGTGATCAATATTCTGAATAACATTACCGACCCCCTGCTGGACTGGCCCAAGGACTACTCAAACCTGGTTGCGTATATCAACGAGACCTATGGCTCCATCGCTAGTGCGGCAAGCTCCATCCACCACTATACCATGACCCTCAGCAAGGAGGATTCAGAGGGCAACTCCAGTGAAGAGACCTTTATCATCGATGAGACCAAGTATGACACACTGACCTCTCTGGTTCCTGTGGTCACCACATTCAGCAATGGCGAAACCGTGACCGTCACCACGACCCGGTCGACTGTGGACAATTACACCTATGAGATTGATCGAAACGAGGCCAAGCGCGTCATTGTGCTGCTCAGAGAGACGTACCTTGCTCAAATAGCCACCGAACTGGAAGGCCTAGTGACCTAAGATGCCCACACAAGATGGATTACAGTTTGCCAGCGAATTTCAGCTTGACGTGCTCACCATTGTTAGTGCGAGTGGTGGGGCAGTAGACCTTCGTGAGATTATGCGAGAGTTGAACCTCTTTGAGGATCTGTTCAGCAATACCATGACGGGGAACCTGTTTCTTGCGGATACGCAAAACCTCATCAACCTTCTCCCGATTGTGGGTGTTGAGCATTTGCTTGTCACGTTATCCAAACCATCGGCTCCGTGGAAAATCAATAAGATATTTCGTGTCTACAAAATCACAGATCGTCGCAAGAGTGGGGCTTCCTCAGAAGATTACATTCTCCATTTTTGCTCTGAGGAATTGATCCTAAGTGAATCCTTGAAAATCTCAAAGTCCTACAAAGGTATGCCAGTCTCCGCAATCGTCAGCGATATTACCACCAACTTTCTCAAGATTGATTCGACCAAGTTCCCCGCTACTTCACTCACCGCGACCGTTGGCAACTTTGACGTGGTGATACCATACTGGTCGCCCTTCCAAGCGATCAACTGGCTGTCACGCATGGCCCGCACTGGGACCCTTACGGGATGC